CATAGTGTATATACGAAAAATCATGGAGCTGGTGTTGAGTGGAAAGGTACTGATATGACTGGGATCGGAGGCGGTCATAAGGTCAATCTATTGCGAAAGTACCTGAAAACGCTCCCTGGGAACGATGTAGTTCTCTTTACGGACGCATATGACGTATTATACAATGCTGGGATTGCTGAAATTACCACACGATATTTGGGGTTCAACACTAAAGTATTGTTCTCAGCTGAAGCAGATATTTGGCCAGATTCCTCATTAGCCGAGCAGTTTCACAACCATCCTAATAATCTGAAAACAAAATATCAATATTTGAATAGCGGAACTTTCATCGGACAAGTTGATGAGTTGATTCGAATGCTCGATGACTCAGAGGTTTCGGATGATGGCGACGATCAGCTGTTTTATCAGAAGTTATTTCTTTCAGGCAAGTATGATGTGAAATTGGATTATGAGGGATACTTGTTTCAATGTAATGAGGATTCGATCTCTTATGAAAACAGCAATTTCTACAACCCAATAACAAACTGTTGCCCTTCTATCTACCACGGCAACGGCGGCGAAAGGGCCAAAGTGAAGTTTGACGAGTTGGATACTGCTATTAAATCAGGGGCACCAGACCTATACCTGCCTGCTCACAAAGGGATTGATATTATAGACAAGGATATGTTTGTTATAGATTTCATGACGCAATCTCAATGCGAGGATATGATTGCTATAGCAGATAAACACGGCGGCTGGGGAAGTTTATCATATGACAAATTTCCAGCTCAAGAGATTCGCATGAAGGAGCTTGGTCTTTGGGATGATCTAGAAGCGCATTGGGAAAAGAACTTATACCCTATCATCGAAAATTATTGGAAGCCGATGGCGATGTATGGCCTTCGAGACGCATTTGTTATGCGCTATGCGCTCGATACTCAAGTAAGTTTGTCGCACCACACAGACGCGAGTTTGGTTACTGGATCAGTAAAATTGAATGATGATTATGAAGGAGCTGATTTGGTATTCCATAGGCAGGGTGTCAGTAACAAAGATATTGCTGTCGGTAGATGTATTATGTTTCCAGGAATGGTGACGCATGGCCACGAATGTTTAGAACTTATCAAGGGCGTGAAGTACAGTTTGACTATGTGGAGTTCAAGGTATCCTGGAGATATCTTATAAATAAAGGCATAAGTTATTATAAATAGACAATACAAACAAAGGTTAATTATCAAATGGCAATTACATATACTTGGAGCATTACTTCTCTTGAGACTCAAACAGTCGGCGAAAATGCCGATACTGTTATTGGCGTATGTTGGGAAAAGCGTGGAGAAGACGAAGCTCTTCGAATCGGTATGTATTCTTCTAGGAGCGATTTACCAACAGAAACAGATGCGGATTCAACCTTCATTGAGTTTGCCGATTTGACTGAAGCCGATGTAATCAATTGGGTACAGGCCAATATGACGGAAAGCTATGCCGCTAAAGTAGATGCTAGTATACAGGAGCAGATTGATGTGCAGACGAATCCTATCAATATGCCATCCCTCCCTTGGCTAGCGGAATAAGTCGACAGTTTAAGTAGGGTATTTTAAACTTATAAATAGTCTTAAATATTACCCCTATTTGAGACTATTAAAATGGCAACTCCTTCCACAAGAACCGAACTCAAAAAATATTGTCTCCGCAGACTCGGCGCTCCTGTAGTCGAGATCAATGTGGACGAAGATCAAGTTGATGATCGTATTGACGACGCTCTAGAATTTTACCGCGACTATCATTATGATGGAACTGAGCGCACATACTTAAAGCATCTTGTAACTGCTGATGATAAGACAAATAAATATATCACTGTCCCGCAAGATATCATCGGTATTATCAATATATTTCCAATCGGCACAGGCCTTCAAGCCAACAACCTTTTCAACCTTCGTTACCAAATATCTTTAAACGAAGTTCATGATTGGGCTGGTGAAAGAATACAGCATTATGTTGCTTCTATGGAGCGAATTTCTCTGTTAGAAGAAATCCTTGTCGGCAAACAACCTTTACGATTCAATCGACATACTGATAAACTTCATATTGATATGGATTGGAATCGCGTTTCTGTAGGCGAATACATAATTGTCGAGTGTTATCAGGTTCTCGATTTAGATGAGAACACTTCTGTTTGGGGAGACTGGTGGCTTCGTCAATATGCAACTGCTCTCATCAAGAGGCAGTGGGGCGAAAATATGAAAAAGTTTGAAGGTATGCAGCTTCCTGGCGGTATAACTTTTAATGGCCAAACTATCTGGTCGGAAGCGCAAGAAGAAATCCTGAGGCTTGAAGAAGAAGTCCAGAAAAAATTCTCTATGCCAGCGATGGATATGATAGGCTAAAACTATGGCTACAAACCTGTTTTTCAACAACTATGCGTTTACGCAAGAGCAAAATCTCATTGAAGATTTGATCATCGAGTCGATCAAAATTTATGGTGTAGATTGCTATTATATGCCGCGCACGCTGGTGAATGAAGATGTTCTTTTTGGTGAGGATACCTTATCAATGTTTGAGCAAGCACACCTTCTTGAAATGTACATTAAGTCGGTTGATGGGTTTGAGGGCGAAGGCGATTTCTTGTCGAAGTTCAATATTGAGATTAGAGACGAGATGGTTCTTACTATTTCAAGAAGAAGATTTGGCGAAGAAGTTTCTGTTGTAGAAAGCACAGAAGAAGTTGGCAGACCGGCAGAGGGCGATTTGATTTACTTCCCGCTCAATAATAAGATATTTGAAGTCAAGTTTGTAGAACACGAAGCTATATTTTATCAAATGGGTGGATTACAAACATACGACCTGCGGTGCGAACTCTTCGAATATAGTCACGAAAGGCTCAATACTGGTATTGATGTCATCGACTCTATTGAAGTTGCCTACTCTGGCGATATGTCAGACTTCCAGCTTCTCGACGAAGACGGTAATTCTTTGGTGACAGAAGACGGTATTTCTCTTGCCCAAGATGGTGCTGATTTTAGAGTCGAGAATACCGATAAGGCAGCTAACAATGAACAGTTCTCGACAAGCTCTATAGACTTCATCGACTTCAGCGAGACTAATCCATTCAGTGAAGGAGATAGTTGGTAATGTTTGGCGCATCATACAATCACGGAGTTATCCGCAAATATATTATTATGTTCGGTTCCATGTTTAATGATATAGACATCAGCCGATATGATAAAACTGGCGCAAGAATTCAATCTATTCGTGTGCCCATTGCGTATGGTCCAAAGGAAAAGTTCTTAGCTAGACTTCGTCAAGATCCAAATTTGGATAGAGCGGTGGCAACTCAGCTTCCGAGAATGTCGTTTGAAGTAACTGACATGACCTATGCTCCGACTAGAACACTGAATAAGTTGCAGAGAAATACTTCCCTTGGCATTACAGCTAATGCTTTGACCTCACAATACACTCCCGTTCCATATGATATAAATATAACGTTATCGGCTATGTTTGCCAATAATGAAGATGCTGTGCAGGTTGTAGAACAAATACTACCTTACTTCAGGCCAGAATTTACACACAGCGTAAAGCTGGTTCCTGAGACTGGACAGTATTTCGATATTCCGACTGTATTGAATGGGATGACTATCGAAGATACATACGAAGCAGACTTTCAAACTCGTAGAGCTATTATATATTCTTTTCAGTTTGTGGTCAAGGGTTATATCTTCGGGCCAGTTTCTAATAAGGGCGTCATAAAAAGAACTGTTGTTGATATTGGTATCCCAAGTCGAGACTTTGTTCCTACGGCAACTGAAGGGCCAAACAAGAAGATTGTATTGACCCCAGGACTTTTAGCCAACGGATCCCCAACGGCGAATTCCTCAGCAAGTATTGACACATCGACCATTAGCGCAAATACCACTTATGGCTATGCGTTTGATAGTACTGATTATTTCGACGGTTTAGAAAACCATGAGCATTAATTATGAAAAACATTGTAACGGACAATTTGAATAATATATTTGACGTTGAATCTGAATTGGTTGATGATGAGAATAATTCTCTTGTCCCATCATATTTTGAACAGAAAGCAGAAACCCTCCCAGACGATATAGCAAAAGACTACAATTTTGCCAGAGATAATTTGTATTCTGTTATAGAGAAGGGGAGCTATGCACTTGATAACCTTTTACAGTTAGCGAAGGCTAGCGAGCATCCAAGAGCGTTTGAGGTGGTCTCACAACTCACTAAGACCCTAGTTGACGCGAATAAAGACCTTTTGGATATTCAGAAAAAGGTCAAGGCTCTGCGAGAAGAAGAAAATAACGATCCCCAGTCTCCAACAAATATACAAAACGCTTTGTTTGTCGGTAGCACAAGCGATTTACAAAAATTGATTAATGGTGAAAAAAATGTATGATTATAGATGTAATGTTGTAAAGGTTGTTGATGGCGATACAGTTGATGTTGATATTGATTTGGGGTTTGGTATTTGGCTTCGCGGCGAGCGAGTTCGCATCATGGGAATTGATACGCCAGAATCGCGCACCAGTGATAAATTAGAAAAGGTTTTTGGTCTGGCAGCTAAGGCTCGTCTCAAATCTTTGCTCGGAAAAACTGCTGTTTTGAAGACACAGGTAAGTAAGTCTGGCGAAGACATGAAAGGAAAGTTTGGCCGTATCCTCGGCGACTTCGATGTGTATGATGTGAACTCTGATAGCTGGAGACCCGCAACAGAGATTTTAGTGGAAGAAGGCCACGCGGTTAGTTACTTCGGCGGAAGTAAAGAAGAAGTTCAAGCTGCGCATATGGCGAACAGAGAAAGATTGATCGCAGAAGGCGTTGTCATAGTTGGCTAGCCAAACCTATAACGGGAACCAGCTACTCAAACGAAAAGGCGTCCAGATACAATGGACGCAGGATCAAGTCAAAGAATTTATAAGATGCGCCAGAGATCCAATATATTTTGCTGAGAACTACTTACAAATAGTACATGTTGATCATGGATTAATCCCCATGATTCTTTATGATTATCAACGTGATATTATTGAGAAGATCACTAATAATAGACGAGCAGCGGTCGTCACATCGCGTCAGGCTGGTAAGACAACGACAGCGGTCGCAGTGATACTCCATTTTATACTATTTAATGAACATAAAACAGTTGCGCTCCTAGCCAACAAAGGCGACGCCGCCAGAGAAATTCTGGATAGAATTAAAATTGCCTACGAAGCATTACCTTCTTGGTTGCAACAAGGTGTAGTTGAATGGAACAAAGGTTCCGTTCAGTTTGAAAATGGATGTAAGATTATAGCAGCTGCGACTTCATCCTCAGCCATACGTGGTAAGTCTGTTTCTTTTCTATATATTGACGAAACAGCTTTTGTTGAAAACTGGGACGAATTTTTCGCTTCTGTATTTCCGACGATATCATCTGGTAATACTACTAAGATATTGTTGACTTCAACTCCAAATGGTTTGAATCACTTCTACAAAACTTGTGAAGGCGCTAAGGCTGAAACAAATGGATACCAGTTTGTACAAGTGAATTGGAGTGACGTTCCAGGAAGAGATGCCGCTTGGAAAGAAGAAACATTACAATCAATGGATTGGGACTACGAAAAGTTTGCTCAAGAATACGAGTGCCAATTTCTGGGAAGCTCCGGAACTTTAATTGATGGAAGCAAGCTGAAGACAATGGTAGCGCGACAGCCGATCATTGAAGGAAATGGAATTTCGATGTATGAGAAATGTCAACCTGAGCATATCTATGCTTGTATTGTTGACGTGTCGCGAGGAAAGGGATTGGATTATTCCGCATTCCAAATTATTGATATAACACAAATGCCGTATCAACAGGTTTGTGTTTATAGGGATAACTTTATCACTCCAGCTGAATATGCTGAAGTAATATATAGAACGTGTAAAGGATATAATGAAGCCACTGTACTTGTAGAAATTAATGATATTGGTGAACAGGTTGCTGAATTAGTACACTACGAATTTGAATATGAAAATATATTATACACTGAAAGCGCAGGAAGATCTGGTAAGAGAATTTCTGCCGGTTTCGGTAAGAACTGCGATAAAGGAATACGAACCACAAAGTCTGTGAAATCAGTTGGATGTTCTATTTTGAAATTGTTGATCGAGCAAGAACAGCTCATTATTCACGATTTCCAAACACAAAGAGAATTATCAACATTCTCAAGGAGAAGAAACTCTTACGAAGCAGAATCTGGATCGCATGATGACCTTGTCATGTGTTTGGTATTATTTGCTTGGTTATCCGACCAAACATACTTTAAAGATATGACAGATATCAATACTCTGATAAGGCTCAAGGAAAATTCCGAGCAAGAAATGATGGAAAATATGTTGCCCTTTGGATTCCACGATGATGGTATTCCTGATGACAACGTTATAGAATATGAACAACCAGCACCATTTGACTACAATGGTTATATTAGCGCTGGAAATTTTAACTAAAATTAGTAAGCATTGAGTTTTTATAAATATCACAGTTGAATGAAATAAAAACTCTATTTTTTAAGGAGAATAGCAATGCCCTTCCAAGTAAGTCCTGGAGTTAATGTAAGTGAGATCGATCTCACAACGGTCGTTCCTGCCGTATCCTCTACCGAGGGTGCAATCGCAGGTCAATTCCGTTGGGGACCAGCCAACCAACGTGTTTTGGTTGATTCTGAAGATCGTCTTGTTAACATCTTCCACAAACCAAATAACGATAATGCGACCGATTTCTTTACCGCAGCAAACTTCTTGTCATATGGCAATGCTTTGCATGTAGTTCGTGTAGTTAATTCTGACGCGAGAAACTCTGCCGAAACAACAGCTGCTTTGATTCAAAACGAAGACTCCACCGTACCGAGCGTCGATAATTTCTACGCAAAATATGCTGGTGTTCTTGGTAACTCTTTGAAGATCTCCATCTGCCCAGACGCTGCCGCATGGTCTTCAGCAACAGGTCTGACGTATGATGTTGCTCGAAACAGCGATCAAGTTATAGTCACAACTGCTAACACTGCTGCGGTAATTGCCGCTGTTAATGTTGGTGACATTTTGAGCCTTGGCCCAAATAATACTGAAGAGAAGCGTAAGGTTCTTTCTATTGCTTCTTCAGCTAACAGCTCTACAGTATCGATCACTCTTGAGAATAAGTATTCATCTGCCGATGTAACTGGTAATGCTCTTACTCGTTCATGGGAATACTCAGGTAATTTCGACGAAGCTCCTACAACTACCACTAATGGTACTGCGCTCGGCGCAACTGGCGATGAAATTCATATCGCTATTGTTGACGAAGATGGTGCTTTCACCGGTACTAAAGGGACTGTTCTCGAGACCTACGCAGGTGTGTCTCTTGGTTCTGACGCTAAAACTGAGCAAGGCGCTGGTAACTACTTCGTAGAAGTTATCAATCAGCAATCTGCTTATGTTGCCGCATCAACCAAGGCTCTTCTTGGTTCAGGTGTTGCTTTGTCTGGAACTACATTCTCAACTGGCTCTGTTGTTATCAACAAAAGCCTGATTGGCGGTGTTGACGGCACAAACCTCACAAGCGAAAATAAGATCAACGGTTATGACCTGTTCGCTTCTGCTGAAGATGTTGACGTTTCATTCCTTTTGGGTGCTGACGCCAATGCTACTCTGGCCACTCACCTTATCAGCAATATCGCTGAAGTGCGTAAAGACTGCCTGGTTGTAATTTCACCAGAGCGTGCTGATGTTGTTAATAACAATTCTTATGCTGGTAAAGAGCGTGATGATGTTATCGCTTTCCGCGATAGCCTTCCTTCATCTTCTTATGCTGTTATGGATTCTGGCTGGAAATATCAGTACGATAAGTACAACGATGTATACCGCTATGTTCCACTGAATGCTGACACTGCTGGCCTGATGGTTCAAACTGATCTGACTCGCGACCCTTGGTTCTCTCCTGCTGGATACAACCGTGGTAACGTGAAGAACGCTATTAAACTTGCTTACAATCCAAGCAAGGGCGATCGCGATGCGCTCTACAAGAAAGGTGTTAATCCAATTGTAACTTTCCCTGGACAAGGTACTGTATTGTTTGGCGATAAGACGCTTCTGGCCAAGCCCTCTGCGTTTGATCGTATCAACGTTCGTCGCCTGTTCATTGTACTCGAGAAGGCTATTGCTACTGCTTCTAAGTTCACTCTGTTTGAATTCAATGACGAGTTTACCCGTAGCCAGTTCACTAATTTGGTGGTTCCTTTCTTGCGTGATGTACAAGGTCGTCGTGGTATCACTGACTTCCAGGTCGTATGTGATGGGACAAATAACACTGGCGAAGTTGTAGATCGTAACGAGTTTATCGGCGACATCTATATTAAACCAGCCCGTTCAATCAACTTTATTCAGTTGAACTTTGTTGCTGTTCGCAGCGGTGTTGAGTTCTCTGAGATTGTTGGTCGCGCTTAATAAATATAACGTACAGATTCGGGAGATATAAAAATGGCGTTTAATGTAAATGAATTTTCTGGCGCGTTGAAGGGAGGCGGTGCTCGTGCATCGCTTTTCCAAGTCCAGATTACCAATCCAATCAACGGTGTCGCTGACGCACAAGTACCATTTATGGTTAAAGCTGCTCAAATTCCTGCCTCTACTCTGGGTGTTGTCGAAATTCCATATTTCGGCCGTCAGATTAAAGTTGCCGGAAACCGCACTTATGCTGAGTGGGCACCAACTATTATCAACGACGAAGACTTTGCTATTCGCAATGCTATGGAACAATGGTCTAACTCTATCAACTCTGCTCAAGGAAACTTGAACACAGCTGGTGGTTCAGCTCCTAGCTTGTATAAGTCTAATGCTCAAGTTACTCAGTTTGGTAAAGACGGTTCTATTCTTCGTGTATATAACTTTGTCGGTATTTACCCAACTGAAGTTGCCGCAATCGACCTTGCTTGGGATAGTGAAGCTATTCAAGAGTTTGGTGTCACCTTCCAGTACGATTACTGGGAAGTGAGCGGCGGTACTACTGGCACTGCTGGCGGTATCTAATCCTAAAAGGTGAAAATGGGGCGCGCATAAATACTATGACGCCCCACTTATTATTGAGGATAAAACTATAATGGCTATTGAACTTTTCGGCTTTCAGATAGGACGCAAAGAAGACGATTTACCGGTATCGGTACAATCCTTTGCGCCCCCAGCTAATTTTGACGGCACATTAGATGTAAATGAAGGTGGTGCTTTCGGCACTACAGTTGATCTTGACGGAACATCAAAAACTGAAAGTGCTCTGATCACTAAGTATCGCGAAATGGCTCGCCAAAGCGAGTGCGATAAAGCTATTGATGATGTGTGTAATGAAGCTATCGTAGTTGACGAAACCCAGCCTTCTGTCAGCGTTGTCTTAGATGAAGTTGATCAACCCGAAGCAATTAAGAAAAGAGTTCGAGAAGAGTTTGAATCTATCTTGGACTTACTAGATTTCAACAATCGCGGATATGACGTATTCCGCAATTGGTATGTTGATGGTCGCTTGTACTATCACATTATGATTGATACCAAAAATACCAAATCAGGTATTCAGGAATTGAGATATATTGATCCCCGCACAATCAAAAAGATGCGAGTGGAGAAAAGAGATCAACAATTGGTCGCAGGGTCGCGTGAAGTTACCGCTAAGAAATATGTTGAATTCTATGTGTATTCACCTAAAGGCGTCCAAACTGGACAGCAAGGTGTAAAAATCTCAACCGATTCTATCGCTCATGTACACAGCGGTGTTTTGGACGAAAATAATAGAATGATAATCGGTCACCTCGATAAGGCTGTGAAGCCTTTGAACCAGCTCCGTATGCTTGAAGATGCTACTGTCATCTATCGCCTCGCGCGAGCGCCCGAGCGAAGAATCTTCTATATTGATGTGGGCAACTTGCCTAAGCACAAAGCAGAACAGTAT